GATCTTCGTCTTGATAAAATTTTTATTATTCATCCTGCTCTCTTTACTCTTGGTACTGATGATACTGGTAAAGAAATCAAAAAGCATAGAGGATCAGTAGAGATATATCCTGATAGTGAAGGTTACTTTTATTTGCATCCAGGTAATGCATACGAAGTTATTATGGAAAATGTTATTGAGGTAGGTGATGGTGAAGCAGGTTGGGTTATTACCAGAAGTACTCTTAATCGTAATGGTTTGTATATTACTTCCGGTTTATATGACTCTGGCTATCATGGAGTTATGGCTGGTGCTCTACATGTAAAAAATGGTCCAGCAAAAATTAAAAAAGGTAGCCGTATTGGCCAGTTTTTACTTTTTAAGTCTGAGTCACTAAAGAAGTATGATGGTGATTATGGTCTCGGTAAAGAGCATGATAAAAAATATACTTGAATATATTAAATGGTCTAACTTATTAATAAAATTTAGATTAAACCCATTTCGGTGGCATATATCCTATAGTTGGTATACTCATAGTGATATGGATCCTGGAATGTTAATAAATGCGCATTTAGAATTTGGTCCATTAGAAATTGCATTATGGATTGATGATGGTAGTTGGTAAAAAACAAGGAAAAATAAAAAATGGAAATTAAAATTGATTTAGAATTATTGCGCTCTAAGAAAATTTTCTTAGCTACACCAATGTATGGTGGTAATTGTAACGGCATGTATACCCGTTCATTGTGTGACTTGACCGCTATGTGTGTTAAGTATGGTATTGAACTTCGTTCTTACTTTCTTTTCAACGAGTCCTTGATTACACGTGCTCGTAACTATTGTGTTGACGAGTTTATGCGTTCAGGTGCAGATCACCTTCTATTCATTGACTCTGACATTGGATTTAATCCACAAGACGTTATTGCTATGATGGCATTGCAAGCAGCAGAACCAGAGAAGTATAATGTTATTGGTGGTCCATATCCTAAGAAGTGTATTACATGGGAAAAGATTCTTGCTGCTGTTAATAAAGGTGTAGCAGATCAAAATCCTAATCAGTTAGAAGATTTCGTCGGTGATTTTGTTTTTAATCCAGTTATTACAGGTGAGCAGACTTCTATTCGTCTTGATGAGCCAGCTGAAGTTCTTGAGATCGGTACAGGCTTTATGATGGTAACACGTGATACTTTCTTGACATTTGAAAAAGAGTATCCACAGTATTCCTATAAACCAGATCATGTTCGCACCGAAGCCTTTGATGGTTCACGTGAAATTATGATGTACTTCCAGGCTGAAAAAGATGGTTTAGATTATGGCAAGTTCTATGCTGACGGTATGCAGAAAATTGCCGCTATGCGTCTCAACGATCCTGATCTAGTACAAGCAGAAATTGAAAAGTTAATGGCAACTGCTATTGAAATGGATTCAAGAACTTCTAAGCGTTATCTCTCAGAGGATTATTGGTTCTGTCAATTAGTTCGCCGTATTGGATTGAAGGTCTGGTTGTGCCCTTGGATGCACTTACAGCATGCTGGTACATATGTGTTTGCTGGTAAGCTACCTGCATTAGCTTCAATTGGTGCATCTGCAACTGCTGATGCTGCTCTTCTTAATAAATTTAAGAACGGCGGTGTAGCTAAACCAGCAATCGCACCTTCAAAGTCTACACCGGTCATTGCTAATGATCCTGCTCTTCTTAGCAAGTTTAAGAAGATTTAACAGAAAGTTAATATATTATGAAATTAAGTGAACATACAGTTAACATTCTTAAGAATTTCTCTAATATTAATCCAATGTTGTTAGTGAACCCTGGTAGTTCACTAACAACTATGAATATTAATAGATCTATATTTGCTTCAGCAAACGTAGAAGAGAATTTCCCTAGTCAGTTTGCTATCTTTGAACTACCTAAATTTTTAGGTGTACTTTCTCTGTTTAAAGAACCAGAGTTAGAGTTTGGTAGCAAGCAAGTTAAAATTGCTTCTGGTCGTCAATCAGTAAATTATACATTTGCAGATCCTTCTATGGTTGTTGCACCAGATCCAAATAAAAATATTAATTTTCCGGCTGCTGATATTGAGTTCTCCATTTCTCAAGAAGAATTGCAACGTGTAGTGAGAGCCACTGCAGTTCTTCAGTTGCCGGATATTGCAGTGATAGGTGATGGTGAAAACATCTCTATCACTGCTACCAATTCTAAGAATCCTACTACAGATGGTTTTAGTATTGTTGTAGGTAACACTAATAAGTCATTTTCAATGTTTTTTGAAGTGGCTGACATTATTAAGTTGATTTCTTCTGATTATAATGTTAAGATATCATCTAAAGGTCTTTCACAATGGAAGTCTGATAATGTTCTTTATTATGTGGCTGTAAAGGCTAATAGTTCTTTTACAAATTGAGGTGATAAAATGAATGAGTTCTTATGGGTAGAAAAGTATCGCCCTAAGACCATTAATGACTGCATTCTGCCGGAGGGTCTTAAACAGACCTTTCGGCAATTTGTTGTTAATGGTGAAATACCTAACTTATTACTGACAGGTGGTCCTGGTATTGGTAAGACAACAGTAGCGCGTGCTATTTTAGAACAAATTGGTTGTGATTATATTATTATTAACGGGAGTATGAATGGAAACATCGACACACTTCGTAACGACATCCAACAGTTTGCTTCCTCAGTATCTTTCACTGGAGGTCGTAAGTATGTTATTCTTGACGAAGCTGACTATCTTAATGCCAATAGCACTCAGCCTGCTTTGCGTAACTTCATGGAAGAGTTCTCACGGAATTGCGGTTTCATTCTTACATGTAACTTTCGCAATCGTATTATTGATCCTCTCCATTCTCGTTGTTCTGTCGTAGAATTTAAAATAAATAAAAGTGACTATCCGAAGCTGGCTGCACAGTTCTATAAGAGAACTTGTAGGATCCTGGAGGGCGAGAATGTTACATATGATAAAGCCGTTGTTGCTGATCTTGTTTCTAAGCATATGCCTGACTGGCGTCGTGTGCTTAATGAATTACAAAGATACTCTGTAAATGGAACAATTGACACCGGCATATTTGTTAATCTATCTGATGATTCTTTTAAATCTCTTGTAGGATTAGTTAAAGCAAAAAACTTTGCAGATATGCGCAAATGGGTAGGTGAAAACTCAGATTCAGATTCTACTGGATTATTCCGTAAATTTTATGATCAGGCCTATCAATATATTAAGCCTCAATCAATACCTGAACTTGTTATGATTATTAGTAAGTATCAGTATCAGGATGCTTTTGTTGCTGATAAGGAAATCAACCTTACTGCGTTTCTTACAGAAACAATGATGAATATTGAATTCCTATGAACCCATTTGATTTTGTAACTAATATTAATGGAGCTAAAAAAGATCTGATTAGAGATTCAGATAATCCTGATCTTATGGAAAAAGCATATACACCGTATCTTGTAAATAGAGCTTTATCTTATTTTATTGATACTATCATGTATGCAAATGAGATAAATCAAGCAAAACATATAGATTCTATACTTCAAAACGATTATTACCTAAATAGTGTACGTTCAGGTAAAAGATTTTCAAAATGGGCTAAACCCATTGAAAACTCCGATATTGAGAGTATACAAGAATATTATAAAGTAAGTTACATGAAGGCTTTGGATATTATGAAGGTATTATCCAGAGAACAGATTGACCTTATAAAAACAAAAATAATAAAAGGTGGTAATCATGTTCAACATCAATCAGCTAGTGGAAGTGAGACTAAAGAACGCTGAAGATTTTTTGAAAGTAAGAGAGACTCTTTCCAGAATAGGTCTAGCTTCTAAAAAAGATAATACTCTATATCAATCTTGCCATATTTTACATAAGCAAGGTAAATACTACATCGTACATTTTAAAGAATTATTTTTATTAGACGGTAAAGATTCTACTATATCAGATGGTGATATAGCACGTAGAAACCGTATCATTCATTTATTAGATGAATGGGAATTAATAGAAGTAGCTGATTATAAGAAGATTGAAGAGCCAATCTCCCCTCTTAGTCAGATAAAGATTATTCCATTTAAGGATAAAAATAAATGGAATCTAGTTACAAAATATACGATAGGGTCAAAATATTAATATGTTATCTTTTAATCAATTTATAACAGAATCATCCACACTTCATGTATTTGATGTGGATGATACTCTTGTTCATTCAAATGCAAAAGTGCATGTAAAAAACTCAGATGGCAAAACAGTTCAAAAATTAAATACATCTGAGTATAATCATCATAAATTGCCTGCCGGTCATCATTATGACTATCATGAATTTAATAGTGCAGACGTTTTTAAAAAATCTCGTCCTATTAAAAAAATGATTCGTACCATTAACGCCACACAAAATACCACTTCTAAAAACCCTCATAACAAAGTTATTATTAATACTGCACGCGCTGACTTTGACAATAAGCATAAATTTTTAGATACTTTGAGTCATCATGGTATTAAACATATGGATAAAATCCATGTTCATCGTGCTGGCAACTTACCTGGAAATGAAAAACCAGCTCATAAAAAATTAGTCTTTATTCGTCAGCATTTGGCAAAACATCCGTATTCTCACGTAAGAATGTACGATGATAGTCATGAGAATTTGAAGGCTTTTTTAGGTCTAAAATCCGAGTTTCCAAAGACGAAATTTCATGCTTATCATGTGGATTCTCACGGAAAAATGAGCAAATTCACGGCATAAAATACCTAAATCATTGAAATCATTGGTTTTTTTATTTAAGATTATTTAAAAATAACAGTTGATTTATTTTTAAAAATACCGTATATTAGT